TTCCTTGAGTTAAGGAATCTAAGAAATAAGCACGGACAGAGAACACATAAGGTAAACGTCCAGTAGATTCTACTTGAGCGCCATCGCGATCCATTCTGTGATGAACCGCGATTCTCTGTCCGCCTTTTTCCTCAACCATTTCGATAGGAAAACTAATTCCTCTCCAAGAGCATTCTTGAAGTTGTGTTGCTAATAAATCAGCCATGATTAATATCTCCTGCCAGGTGCGCCACCTTTATCTAACATAGAATCACTTCTATTTAGCTTATCTAGACTATTTGCTGTATCCTGGATAGATTTATTCAATTTACCTAGAGCAGCAGCAGTATCTTCAGCTTGTTTGTTAAGAGGATCCAAGTTAGCTTTTGGAGCGGCAGATTCAATTCCGATTTTGTTTTTGATTGGTTCATTTGGATCTTCTTTTAGAGGACCAAAAGTAATCTCTCCAACCTTAACTTCACCTTTCTTTCTAAATCTGCGAGGAATTACTCCACTACTTGAAGTTCCATCATCATTCTTGTCAGTTACATAGTTGTAAACAGAATCTAGCATTCCTTTACCAGTAGCGCCTTGCAATTCCTGGTCTAGCGGAGCTAGACCAGGAATAATATATTTGAATTTATTTACAACGAATTTAAGAACCTCTACCATACCGATAAGTTCATATTCCATTGCTTTGGCGCCAATTACGAAGATTTTAGCCAAACTCTCTAAAGCTTCTCCAATTTCATCTGTATTTGCTTCCAAATAGTCAGCAAGTTCATCAAACATTGGACTTAAATCTTGAACTATTCCTCTAACAACAGGCATGAATTGATCAGATAGAACCTCTTGAACTTGATTGAAAGCATTTTTGATAGTCTGTTGAGAATCCTTCATTCTATCGGCAGCTTCTTTCTCAATATCAGCTAAGGTATCAGTCTCTTTCATCATCTTTCTTAGAGATTCAGCAAACAACTCAGCAGCTCTTTGATCAATTTTCTTCTTATCAGTTAATCCTTCTCCTTGAGCTTGTTTTCTAAAGATATCGAATTCAGGCGTGAAGGATGAAATGAATCTTTGAGAACGAACATCTTTGAAACCTAATCCAGGTAATTTACCTGGAGTTCCATGAGTATCAGCAATAACCTGACCTAATAGACCAGCTACGTCTTGAATAACTTCTCTACCGTTCTCATCTCTACCAAGGAATTTCTCGTATTTACGATGAGCAACACCTTTGGAGTTAATCATAACGTCAGCAGTAAATCTATTTAGACCTGTGATAGCCGAAGCTGGATCCGCAGTCCAAACAGAAGCTTTCTGAGTTAGAACGTTAGCAGCAGCAAACTTTTCAGCAGTAGAACCGCCCATGAATAGAGCGGCGGCTTTAATTTGCTTACCTCTGTTCTGCAATTCTTCAACTGGAACATCGATAATATCACCTTGACGTCTAACCGCCATATACTTAGCAATAGTCTCATCTACTGATTCACCTTTAACACGTAAACCAGCGATAACTTTAGCGTAAGTCTCAGCTTTACCACCACGAACCAAAGCTTCCTGAGCAGCGAGCTTTAGAATCTTTGGAGCATCTTGCCATGAACCTTCACCACCAGCAGCACCGTAAGCTCCCATAGCAGCTACAGCGTCTTCTTTAGGAAGATTATACTTAACGAAAGCTAAATCAGCAGCTTGTTTAGCATCTTTGGCTGATAGACCTCTACCTCCAACTTCAGCAGACTTAGCTGATAATTGATGGTATTTGGTTTCTAATGACATTTCAGGTTTAATAATGTCATTTAGCAAGAAATTACCGAACATCTTAAGTCCAGTAGTAGCAATATCAATAGCTCCTTTAAGAATCATGAAAGCAGCAGCTACAGCAGCACCGGCTGCACCAGCAGCCGCGCCCATTCTAGCAATCTGACCAACTCCCATTTCTCCGGCAGCAAATTCACCTATCTTGCCAAAACTAAATCCACCGCCACCTCCAAAACCAGAACCTCCACCAATTCTGCCAGGTCTAGCACCAATACCACCACCTTGGCTGCGCCTAATATTGGCTTCAACCTGAGCAGCGCGTTTAGCCATTGCTTCTCTTTGGTCATATTCTGATTTTAGAACAGCTAATCTGGCTTTAGAACCTTCCTTGACAGCAGACAAAGAATCCTTCTCTAACTCAAGAAGAGATTTTCTAACTCCTTTGAGCGCATTTTGGACTTCTGATAATCCGGTTGTTTTAAGACCAATACTAACTGTTGATGCCATATATTATCCTTATTTGTCACCAAAACCATCGCTACCAGCTTTAGGTGGTTCAGTATTTACATTTGATTTACTTCGTTCGAGTCTTTCTTGATGCTTTTGTCTGGCGACGAGGTGGCAGAGCATTTGTCCGTCTGTAAGGTCAACAATTGCCTTGCCATAGACACTATTAATTGACTCTGTGCTGCCGAAGTAAGAAAACCTAAAAAATGTGCAGAGCCACCTTCTGCAATCTTAGCTGTCCAGGCATCTAATTCCTCTTGACTCATTTCAGCTACGATTGGTCCAATTTCTGCTTGAACAATCATATACTGAGCATAAAGAACTGAAATTTGGTCAATAGTTAATTTCTTATTAATTGCATCAACTGTAGGAAAGAACTTTTTATTCAAGTCATTATGTCTGTAACAGGCTCTATATAATATCTCGGCAGCCGCACGAGTATCAAAGAGGTCCTTGTAGCCTTGTGACATATCATCTTTCTTAGGAATCTCTTTTAACATTTTACGAGTAAAAGCTTCCGCAGCGATAACGCACTGTTGATTTTCTTCCTGAGTTAGAACCATAATAGCTATTGGAGCATTAGTTCCATCAGGCATTTTAAGAGGAGATTCAATTACTCTATGCGCTTTTGGTAGAGAGGTAAGAATCGCCCAAAGGTCTTCTGAATCGATATTAACTGGAGGCATTGCCATAAACATTTCCTTTTTGCATAAAAAAATGGCGACGGTGGAACTGCTACCAAATCCTATCCAGACCATAAGATTCGATAGACAGTCGCCACCGCCGCCAAAACTGAGATAAACTCTTCAATTTCGTCCATGGAAGCTGTCCATGGATGTATTTTAATTCTTGCTAATTAACTAAGTAGTGGTCTGGACTATTTAGTTATTAGAGAGGTTGCCAAGTGCAAGGACCAGTTACAAACTCGAAATCGAGCTTAGAAGCTGTATCCACTGCATGACTGAAATTGTCATCGGTAATAAAACCGTTGGCAGTTAGAGATAGTGAATAGTCTCCAAGAATGACTGTCAATTGACCAACTAAGTTGTTCATAATGAGATCACCTGGATCCATTTCAAAACCAGCAGAAGGAACTGCATTTGAAACGCTGATGTTTACCATCGCAGCGCCTTGGCTCATGCCAGCAAATCCTTTAGCTACGGTTTTTACTATCTGCGCATTAGAAGCACGTTTAATAGAAACAGATGCTTCCTCAGATAAAATAGCTCCATTCCAAAGAACAGTAGCTTTTGCATATTGTTGTAAATTAGCCATTTAGATATCCTTTTATCCAACCTGTTGAACGGAGAAAGCCACTTGATCAAGAATGTCGATTGGTTCCAAAGGAATCAATGCGCTTAGTCTGTTAGGAGCATTCACTTGGTCATATTGAACTTGAGTGTTTTTGATGATAGTAGCTACATCCTTTAGTAATCCAGCTTCAAAGTAATCACGAGTCTTACGATTAATGATTGTCTTTAGAGCAGAAGGAGTTACTGCGCCAGGAGGAGGAGCCTCATTTTGAGCAGGATCCTTAGCTACAGTCTTTCCTCTCAATAAAGCAGCACCTTGAGCTAATAGGTCATCAGTGTAACGATCACATACTGAAACTTTGTGGAAATCTCTAACTCTGTAGTCAGGAGATGAACCGTTCAAAGAGTAAGTAGTAATCAACTTAACAAGGTAACTTGCACCGCTTGAAGAAGCAGCAATTGGAGTTACGCCGTTGTTAAGAGCTGAAACCTGTTGAAGTTTGGTTGGAGCCAAACCTGAACGAGGAGCTTTAACATTCCAAAGAGCGGAAGTATTAGCATTTCCACCAAAAGAATCGAAATTCAATGATAGAGAACTAAAATCAGATTCAACCAAGCTTACGACTGCTGCGCTATTAGCTGCCAATTCAGCAGGCACCCAATCAGAAGACTGTTGCCAAGTTATGCATCCACGAGGATCATTCAAACCAGTAGCAATGGTGTTAGCAGTTGAAACAGACGAAGCAGAAGATCCACCGAAGTAACGTTGACGAATTCCAGTTGTTGGAAGAGCTTGTGAAGCAACTTGAGACTTAACTCTACCTAATTGAGTGGCATCTTCAGCCGCAGAGACAATGTAGTAGTATCTGTAAGGAGCAATTACTCCAAGAGCAGTTGTATTGTCATCTGAAACTGTTCCACCAGAAAGTAAGGTAGTAGAAGTAGCAGTTACAGTGGTTGTAATGTTAGAAGGCTTC